CGCTAAGTCCATGTCGATGAGCCAGTGTGCCTTGCGGCTTCCACCCTCATCGACTCGCACGACTGAAGTCTTGAGACAACAGTGCGTAGCCGTTTCGCCCCTGTGCGTTAACACGAGGGCACCCCCAGGTAACTCCGCCAGCGGTTCTGGGGTTAAACGTTGTCACGATTGCTCTAGAGCTGATCGTGCCAGCAAGGAGACTATCCGAAACGGTTTGCGTCTTGTGAGGGCTCGGTATGGCTTGCCATACTCTGAGCTTCCAGACTGCGAACCGTCGCAACTCGGACGTTTCCATCTTTTTCTTCTGGGACAAGGCAAGGTGCGGGCCTCTGTCCCTTTCCCTCGTCGAGAGGGAAGAATAACCTCTGGCCTGCAGAGGTTGCGACGGCATGAACGCTGGGAGCTTGCTCTCAGCGTTGCTTCTATAGCACGTAACCTGCCAGCAGGTTGCGCCCGTTGCACACCGTCAGCGCGTTCTAAATGGGAGGAGAACGCGTTCTCGAAACCTCCCCCTCAATCCCCTGAGTACCTTGCCTTCTGCAAGTCTATTTCTACTCAGATCTTCCCTCCTGGTTGGGATAGGCGTTATGGCTCTTTCGTCGAAGAGCACGTGCCTAACTCTACCGCGCGTGAGCCGAAACGTTCACGTGCAGATTGTCTCTGGCAATCCAGGAGGGACGAGTTCCGTAGCAGCTGTCTAGAGGAACAGGAGTTAGGCTCCCTGTTCTCAGCTCGCTACAAAGAAGTTCTATCGGCCGGGAAGGTGAGGCCACTCGTCATTTATGACGAGAGGATCGACCTCCTCGCTCCCCTTCACAAAGCCATGTACGATTGGCTTAGGAGGCAGCCGTGGCTTCTTTGCGGTACCGTTACCGCAGAACGGATTGCATCTGTCTGTACGGGACGACATCAGACTTCTGTCGATCTGGTGTCTGCCACCGACGGTCTCTACCACTCTGTGGCGGAGACTATCCTAGATGCCGCTTTCTTCACGTCCGTGAAGATACCTCGTAGCCTTAGGCGTCTCGCTAAGGCTTCTCTTAGTCCTCTTATTGAGGTCGAGGGCGGTTATCGTAGGATAAGCCACGGACAGATGATGGGGGCCTACCTCTCTTTCCCCCTCCTTTGCGTGCAGTCTTACTGCGCCGCCCGTTGGGCGGCCCGTTTTGACCCACGAGCCCAGTTTCTTGTGAACGGGGATGACACAGTCATTTCGGCATCACAAGCCGTTGCCGCTGAAGGCTACCCTTACGGGTTCCGGCTCAACGACAAGAAGACGATAAGGGCGGAGAACGTCGTAGAGCTCAACTCTACGGTATTCCTCAGGAGGGGGGGCAAATGGGCTGAGGTACGCCATTTGCGGAGAGGTGGTGCTTGCTCGGACTATCAGGGGATGATGCATATGGCCAAGGCTGTATCATCTAGACCCTGCTGGGTGGACGCGTTTGTGCGTTCACGGATAGGACGAGCATGGGGTTTTCTCCCGTCTCAGTTAGGTTTCCGGACCTACCCCTCTTATTTGAGAGAGAGGGGCTTGAGGGTGAAGCGTACCTTCACTAACCTACCGGTCCAGCCAGGGCAGGTTGACTCAAGACTTCGTTGCGTTGTTGGTAGGGACGCAACTCCCTCTGAAGCAGAGATCCTTAGGTCTTTTCTGTGGAAGGAGGGTCGAGGCGGGGGATTAAAGAGGGACGAATGGGCACCCAGTCTAGGGTTCATTCGTCGGACTTATGGTTATAGGTCCCAGCCCTTAAAGGATAAGGAGTATAGTGCCGGTATCGGGCTTAACCGACGGTTCGGCGCTACACTCAGCTTCTCTTCCTTCTCGTTCGTCACGAGACCTAAGGAGCAAAGAAAAGTATTCTTCCTGCCGGAGGGCGAGAATACTGAAGAAGAAGAAGTTGGACTCATGCTGTTGGACCTTTGGCGTCAAGCCATCCGTCCGCTGGCGCATGAGTGAAGAGTTGCGGGACCTCCCTTGGTCTCTGGGTATTCGTACCGAAGAGTCACGGAACGATTAGGTGATAGGTCAGCCGGTGGGTTATTAAATTTGGGACTCGGCGCCCAAGACCTTCCAGAAGTATGTGCGGATCCGTCGGGGTGTATGTGGGAACATATACACTGCCCAGAAAGCTTTCACTCCAGACCGGAGTGTTCAAGTCCTTACGGAAAGCTATAGTGTTGGCGGAGAGGCATGTACGGAGGCCCGAAGTCGGGAAATGAAAGGACGGTGTCGCGGGGCTACTGACGTAGCAGGGCGAATACCAGTGGAGGGTTTAGTGCTGCCGGAGCACGGACCTAGGCCGATGAAAG